CCATCGACCTGATCGTCGGCGCCCCAGGCTGGTGGGTATCGCGCGCCGTGGCCCTGTGGTTCCAGCGCCGCAGCGACAAGGACATCGCCGAGCTGGTCAAAGACGCGAAGGAGCACTGATGGCCACCCCAGAAAATGCGCTGATCGCGCGCACCATCGACGCCATCCTGCGCGCCGAAGGCGGCTATGTGAATGACCCGCAAGACAAGGGCGGCGAAACCAATTACGGCATCACGGTGGCGGTGGCGCGCGCCAACGGCTACGCGGGGCCGATGCGCGATCTGCCCGTGACGGTGGCGCGCGCCATCTACACGGCGCGCTACATCACCGAACCAAAATTCGACCAGGTGCTGGCCATCCATGCCGCCATCGGCGCCGAAGTGATCGACACCGGCGTGAACATGGGCCCCCACCGCGCGGCGGAATTCCTGCAGCGCTGGCTGAATGGTTTCAATGACACAGGCGCCCGCTATCCTGCCCTGTTCGTCGACGGCCGCCTGGGCGCGCAGTCGCTGGGCGCGCTGGCCGCCTTCCTGACATGGCGCGGCCAGGACGGCGCCGCCGTGCTACTGCGCGCTTTGAACGGCCTGCAGGCGGCGCGTTACCTGGAAATCACCGAGGCCAACAAGAGCCAGCGCCGTTTCCTGTTCGGCTGGATCAAGGAACGGGTGGCCATGTGACCGCGACCACCTGGCGCCCGCTGGCTGCCTGCCTGCTGTGTGGCGCCATCGCAGGCTGGACGGCGCAGGGCTGGCGCAAGGACGCCAGTATCGCCGAACTGCAGCGGGCGGCCGCCACCAACAAAACCAATGCCGCCACCGAACTGGCCCAGGCCACCGCCCGCGTGCTTGCCTTGGAGCGCGCCGCCGGCGCCGCCCTGGCACAACGCGCCGACCACCTCAACCAGGAGCAAACCCATGCGAAAACTGAACGCGACCGTTTCAGCCTTGATGTGCGCAGTGGCGCTGTGCGCCTGTCAATCCCCATCGCCAGCGGCCAGTGCGCCGGCCCCGCTGATTCCACCGCTGCCGCAGGCCATCGGCACGAAACGCGCGCCGAACTTGACGCAGCGACTGCGGCAGCTCTTGACGCCATTGCCGGCGACGGCGACGACGCCACCCGCCAGCTGAACGCCTGCATCGACGCCTACAACACCGTGCGGAACACCTACCATGTACAAACCAAATAGCCTGCGCCAGCACCTGGCCGCCGCCATCCCCGCCCTACAGCGCGACCCCGACCGCCTGCTGGTCTTCGCCGACGAGGGCAACGTGGTGGCCACCTCCACCGCCTCGCTGTCCTTCGAATACCGCTTCAAGCTCAACCTGATCGTGACCGATTACGCGGGCGACGCGGACGCCATCATGGTGGCCCTGATCGCCTGGCTGAAAGTCCACCAGCTCGACCTGCTGGCCAATGAAGAGCGGCGCAAGCACGGCATTGCCTTCGAGGTGGACTTCAACAACCATGAAACGGTGGATATTTCGGTCAAGCTGGACCTGACCGAGCGCGTGGCCGTCAAGACCGGCGAGGCGGGCCGCCTGGATATCAAGCACCTGGCCGAGATACAGCACATGCCGGCCTACGCGGACGAGTTCTGGAAGCTGTATGCCGGCGAGACCCTGCTGGCCGAATGGCGCACGCCCGAGGCGACAGCATGAACGACGACCTGCACGCGCTGGAAGCCTGGGCCGGCGCCTTACTGGCCAAGCTGCAGCCGGCCCAGCGCCGCGCCATCAATCAAAAGGTGGCCATCGACCTGCGCCGCAGCCAGGCGCAGCGCATCAAGGCACAGCAGGGGCCAGATGGCGCGGCCTATTCGGCGCGCAAGCGGCGCAAGGAATTCAAAGGCAAGAATGGACGCATCAAGCGGCAGAAGGCGGCCATGTTCGCCAAGATTCGTACTGCAAAACACCTGAAGGTGAAGGCGACCGGCGACCAGATCGAAGTCGGGTTCTTTGGCTGGGTGGCGCGCGTGGCGCATGTGCATCAGTTTGGCCGGCAAGAGCGCGTTACCAAGAAAGGGGCGGTGTACAAGTACCCCGAGCGGCCGCTGCTGGGCTTAAGTGAACAGGATCGGACGTTGATACGCGAATCGCTGCTGCATCACATGGAAAAAAACTAAGATGCTCCAATGCAAACTTCAACTGACATTAGTTATCAAATGAGTTAGAGTCGCAGGATACTGACCGCTACCGGCCAGGAGCGGTCAATCTAAACATAAGATAGGAATATTGCATGCGGCGAATGCGTGAACTAATTAACGATGTGGTCTCTGCATATCCCACAGATGAATTCTTTGTCGAACTTGGATTGACGTTGCGGCAGTCGTCGCAGGCTAGGGCACTCTACCGGGCTTACGATCGCGCCCTTTCTTACCTTGACAGAGATTCTTGGCAAGAGCTGCGCAGAAAAGCCTTGCGTCATTTTCAGGACCATAGAGAAGGGCAATTGAAACAAGGCTTTTTTAATCAACTCAATGATGCCTTTGCCTATCAATTTCTCGTACGTAGCGGGTGCACGAATGTGTCAGTGCTCAGTGAAAAAAAGAATACAAAGATGCCCGACCTTCAGTACTTTGTCGGCGATGTCCTGCATTTTTGCGAGGTGAAGACGATCGGAGTGTCAGAGCAGGAGCTAGCACGTCGAACTTCAGAGTCATTTTTTGATGGGTCGATATATCAAGAACTTTCAGATACTTTTTTCAATAAGCTTGAATCAACGCTTTTACATGCACAATGTCAGATATCGTCGCAAGGCGGAACCGGGCTTGTCTTTATGGTTGTCAATTTCGATGACTTCACTCTTTGCTATCTTGATAAATATCGCGAGCAAATCACAGCGTTTCTCGAGCAGCATGAAGTTCAAGACATCTATATTAAAGTCGGTCTAGTCGGAGGAGCGCGTGTTTCGAAGGGACGATTCGCATAAGCGAATATGCAACAGTCAACGTCGCTAATAATCATAGCAATTATTGCAAATCGTCAATCTGCGCCCATGAGGCGCTCGAAGGTCTGCTTTGGGGCGGAAGCGGCCACCCGCCACGTCGTCCCCTACTTGGAAAATATGAGTTTATGCATCACGGACTGCCATAGTCGCTAAGCCACTTATCAACCCGCCCCCGCGTGCATCCGCACGCGGACTTCGGCAACATGCATTGCATGAACGCCGACCTGTCCGACCTCCTCCGCTTGCTGCAAAACCTGATCCGCCTGGGCACCATTGCCGAGGTCAAAGGAGCCAGGGCGCGCGTGCGGCTTGGCCCAACCCTCACCACCGAATGGCTGAAATGGGCCACCCGGCGCGCCGGCAGCACGCGCACCTGGTCGGCGCCGACCGTCGGCGAACAGGTCATCGTCTTTTCCCCCGGTGGCGACCTGACGCGCGGCATCATCGTGCCTGCGCTGTACTCGCAGGCATTTGACGCGCCCGAGTCCAGCCCCACCATTCACACCACGCATTACCCCGACGGCGCCGTGGTGCAGTACGACCACGCGGCCCACGCCCTGACGGCGACGCTGCCAGGCGGCACCGCCACCATCACGGCCGACAAGGTGACGTCGAACGCGCCCAGCACTATCTGCACGGGCGACCTGACCGTCATGAAAAAACTGATCGTCAACGGCGCCACCGCGCTGAACGGCGGCGTGAACGCCAAGGCCGGCGACGCTGGCGGCGTGGCCATGGCAGTGCAAGGCACGATCAAAGCCAGCGAGGACGTGATGGCCGGCGCCATCAGCCTGGCCAAGCATGCGCACAGCGGCGTCAAGGCCGGCGGCGACCAGTCGGGCGGGCCGCAAGCATGATGGGCATGCACGCCGCCACCGGGCGCAGCCTGACGGGCCTGGGCCATCTGCGCCAGTCGGTCGCCGACATCCTGACGACGCCCATGGGTTCCCGCATCCGGCGCCGTCGCTACGGCTCGGAAGTGCCCGAGCTAATCGACCAGCCCCTGAACAGTGCCACGCAGTTGCGCATCTACGCCGCGACCGCCTTTGCCCTGCGCCGCTGGGAACCACGCCTGCAACTCGCCAGCGTGCAGCTCACGCGCGACACGGACGGCGCCATCACCTTGCTGCTCGATGGCACGGCGAATGGCCAGGGCATCACCCTGGCCGTGCCCGTCAAGCAAGGGGGCGCCGTATGAGCACGCCTATCGACCTGACACAATTGCCGGCGCCCAGCGTGGTCGAAGTGCTGGACTTCGAAGCCATCCTCGCCAACCGTAAAGCGCACCTGGTCAGCCTGTTGCCGGAAGCCGAACGCGCCGCCGTCACGGCCCTGCTGGAGCTGGAATCGGAGCCGGCCACCAAGCTGCTGGAAGAAAATAGCTACCAGGAAACCATCTTGCGCAACCGCGTCAACGAGGCGGGCAAGGCCGTCATGCTGGCGTTTGCCCTCGATGGCGACCTGGACCAGCTGGGCGCCAACGTCAACGTGGCGCGCCTGACCATCACGCCGGCCAATCCCAACGCCCTGCCGCCCGTGGCCGCCGTCATGGAAGACAACGACGCCTACCGCCTACGCATCCAGGAAGCGCCGGATGGCCTGTCCGTGGCCGGTCCGAAGGCGTCGTATGAATTTCACGCCCGCAGTGCGGACGGCCAGGTCAAGGACGCGAGCGCCACCAGCCCCGCGCCGGCGCACGTCATCGTCACAGTGCTGGCGAACAATGACACCGGCATCGCAGACGCCGCGCTCTTGGGCACCGTGGTGCGCGCTCTCAACGCCGAGGACGTGCGCCCCCTGGGCGACCGCCTGACGGTGCAACCCGCCCAGGTGATCGACTACCAGATCGAAGCGACCTTGTTTATCGGCGTCGGCCCGGAAGTGCCGATTCTGCTGGATGCCGCGCGCGCCAACGCGGTGCGCGTGTCGCAACCGCGCCGCCCGCTGGGGTACAGCATCTATCGTTCCGCCTGCAGCGCCGCCGTGCACGTCGAAGGCGTGCGCAAGGTCGTCTTGACCAGCCCGGCCACGGACATCGAGCTGGACGCCACCCAGGCCGCGCGCTGCACCGCCATCCATCTGAATGTGGTGGTGCTCGATGAATAAGCTGGTGCCAACCCTGCCGCCGAATACCACGGCGCTGGAGCGCGCCATTGCCGTGGCCTGCGCCGAACTGGTCAACGTGCCCGTGCCGCTGCGCGACCTGTGGAACGCCGACCGCTGCCCCGTCAATCTGCTGCCGTTCCTGGCGTGGGCCTGTTCCGTGGACCGCTGGGATGACGCCTGGCCCGAATCGACCAAGCGCGGCACGATCAAGGCGTCCTACTTCATCCACAAGCACAAGGGCACGATTGCCGCCGTGCGCCGCGTGGTGGAGTCCCTGGGCTATCTGATCCGCATTACCGAATGGTGGCAGACCACGCCGCCGGGCGTGCCGGGCACTTTCCGCCTCGACGTCGGCGTGCTGGACTCGGGCATCACGGACGCCATGTTTCAGGAAATGGAACGCCTGATTGCCGACGCCAAGCCCGTCAGCCGGCATTTGACCGGGCTTGCGCTGTATCTGGAAACCCGTGGCCAGGTGCAGATCGGCCTGGCCGCCTACCACGGCGATGCGATGACGGTCTATCCGTGGATCGCCGAACAAATCGAAGTGCGCGGCAAGCTGGTACAAGGCGGCGCACCCCATACCATTGACACCATGACCATCTATCCATGAGCACATACTTTGCCATTCTGACGCAGGTGGGC